ATAAACTATTGTCTGTACCAGTGCCTAGACACAGTTGGGCACTATAAATCTTCTCTGATTGACTTGAAACCCTGACCGAGTAATGTCGAAGGCAACAAGGGGCAAGCAGGATTTATCCGTGCAGCCTGAACGCAGTAAGCGAGAAGACACCGAAAGGTGATGCGGTACTCTGGACATTATGGAAACATAATGAAGTTGACAGAAATGATCAGCTCGCTACACTTACAATGTAGTAGTAACAAATGGAACATGATTCATAAAATACCGGCCATGAAGAAGAATATGCCCCGTAACGGTGGTACAACTCTTCGTATGCGTAGGTACAATCCTTTAAACACTGCCATGGTACCTTTGGGCAATTCAGGAATAACACCTCCTGCTCAAAACTTGACAGCTGTTGATATTGATGCCAAGATATCATTCTATGGCACTTATGTACAACTTAACGAACAGGTAACGTTACAAAACCAAGATCCAGTCTTAAATGAATGCGCAGCTCGTTTAGGTGTTTCACTTAGACAAACTGAAGATCAGTTAACAAGAGATATGTTAGCTTCTACAGCTTCATTTATTAACTGTACAGGTGGTGTTAATGGTGATGTCCCTACAGAAATTACACGTTCAGACGTTGACACAGTTGTAAGAGCTTTATTAAACAATAACGCTTACACAATCATGGACAATATCGAAGGTGAAGATAAGTTCGGTACAGCTCCAGTTCGTGATGCATATTTTGCATTATGTTCAACACAGCTTACAGGCAATCTTGATGCAGTTTCTGGGTTCATTCAAAAGAACCAATATCCTGCACCAATGAACGCTTTAAGATCTGAATGGGGTGCTATTGGTAACTTAAGATTCTTGATTTCATCAATTGGATCACAAGTTGCTAATGCTTCTTCATTAGGTAATACAGTATTCAATATCTTCTGCGTTGGTATGGAAGCTTATGCTTGCATAGAACAAGATGGATATTCTGCTTCATTTATATATAGACCACCGATCTATGATGGTCCTTTAGCTCTAAATGCGTCTGTAGGATATAAGTTCGCTGAGGTTCCTAGAATCACAAACGACTTATGGGTTATCAATCTACGCGCAACACAAGCGTAATAAGGAGTTATCATGGACGGAACTATATTAGGTCAAGGTTCATTCGTTGTAGCATCAGGCGTACCGGTTCAAGTTATAGCAATACCTTCAAATGCTGATTGGGTAGAAGTTTATAACTATACACAATATGGCACTACATCAGCAGCTGCTACAGGTACGGGTGTAAAATTCTATTGGCAAAGAGGTATGGCCCCGGGAACAGGTATTGTTGATTATAAAATTGATACTACAGCTGGAACAATTCTACAAGGTGATACATTAGTATCAGGTGGATTTACTCTTTATGATCCATCAGGTCAATCAGGGAGTTCAGCAGCCCCATTAATTGCGCCGGCTGTTAACTTCACTGCAATTACTAATGCACAGCAACCGGTTGTATCTACTACTTCTACAGCAGGAATAGCTGTTGGTTCAGTAGTTAGAGTATATTCTAAGTTAGCTAACGGTACCAACGGTACAGCTACTATAGGAAATATAGCAGGTATTGATTTTGTTGTTGGTGCAGTTACTGCAAATACCAGCTTTACTTTATTAACAGCAGCAAGTGAATTCCCTGCTGGTTACCCTGCTATTATAACAGGAACCGGTAGTTGGAGACTCATTAACTATCCACCTCTTTTCTATCCAAGAAAATTGATTATTACAAATATAACTAATGCTGTTAATCCTACAGTTAGTACTGCTACTGCTCACGGTTTAACTCCTGGTCAAGAAGTAAGATTCAATATACCTGCGGTTTCAGGCATGGTTCAGTTAAATGGCACAACTGCTAATAACTACCTACCTGCAACAGTTGTATCGGTAACAGATAGATATGATTTTGTTATAGATATCGACACAACAGGCTTTAGTGCATTTACATGGCCTCTAGGAACACAACAACCTTCTTCATTCCCTGAATGTACTCCATTTGGTGAAAATACTGCTACAGCGTTATTATCTTTAGCTGCTCAAACACCTTTAGATTGGAACGGACTGCAAGTATTTAACTCTAATACAGGTATCCTAGCTGATTCTACAATCAACTCAGGTTATTTAGGAATGATACTAGGAAACGGTGGATTTGGTGCATCAGCTACAATGGCAGCAGTTGCAATTACAGGACCAGCGGGTTCAGTAGCAGCAGACGTTGTTTATTGGAAATGCGGTAAAGCGTCATTTGGCGGACTGTAATCTTATTTAATTAAAACAGAGGGGCATAAAAAACCCCTCTGCACACTAGGAGATAACTATGGAAATGAATTCAGAAGTAGAAAAAAAAGAAGTTAAAAAAACAACTAGACAAAGTTATAAGTTCCAAAGAGATAAAGATCAAGAGCCAGTAAAAGGAATCTTTAGATTTTATGAAGTAGCCGGAGGCTGCCTAAGCTTTGTATTCAAGGCTTGGAAAGAGGATCAAGTAGAAAATTATACACTTAATGATGGTGCTGTTTATACATTGCCTTTAGGTGTTGCTAAGCATTTAAATAAAAACGGTTGGTACCCAATTCATGCTTATTCAAAAGATGAAGGCGGAGTTAACCTGATGAAAGTTGGCCAAAGAGTAAGAAGATTTGGCTTCCAGAGTTTAGAGTTTGTTGATGTAGAAGAATTACAACAACATGGTTCAATTGAATATACTGGCGTATAGGATAAACCATGAGCATACTTGCATTTCCGAATCCTATTTTTCAACCAGCCATGAGGATAATTACTGCAATTACGAATGCCCCTATCGCACAAGTAACCACTAGCTTTGATCATCTTTATCTTACGGGATCAATTGTAAGACTGGACATACCATTGGGGTTCGGAATGCAACAAGCTAATAAAAAGTTTGGGCCAATAGTGGTTACTGGCCCAACTACTTTTACTATAGCAATAGATACTTCTAAGTTTGATGCATTCTCTATGCCTGCCGGTTATCCACAAAATGCTCAATCGGCGATGGCTGTTCCATTCGCTGAGATAAATAGCTTATTGACCTCAGCAGTTCAGAATACACTACCCCATTTAGCAACTTAAAGGAGACCTAATGGCAAATCCAATGCCTCCATCGAATACGCCAACGGTAGCAACACAATTTCAGCAGCCACCTACATTGGCTCAAATTGAACAGAAAGTTAGACGGTTGACTCGCAGTCCCTCAACTGCCCAACTTTCACAGGCTGATCTTGATAACTACATAAATACATTTGTTGTATATGACTTTCCTGAGAATTTAAGAACATTTAATTTAAGAACAGAATTTTCATTCTATACAAACTCAGGACAAGATACTTATAATACTGATATATTGTCATTTGCAGGAGCGGTAAACAACCCGCTTTATAACTTCCAGAATAAGTATATGACAGTGCATCCTCCATTTTATATTGCAGGGTTTCAGGCACAGTATTATCAGTCACCACAACAGTTTTATGCTGTTTATCCAAAGATTAATAGTATTCAACTTATTGGTTACGGAACAGGAACTGTAGGTCCATTTACGGGATATATAAATTCAAATCAAGCTATAATACCACCACCATCAACAGGCTTTAGGCAACATGTATCATTGCTTCAAAATAATGTTTTGTTTAGTTCCTTAGGTACTCTTGCTGTTGTGCCACCTTCAACTGTTCCAGGTGTTGTTGCTCAGACCCTTGTTGATGTACCTCTAGTAGATCCTACAACAGGTTTTAAATTGCAATTTGGTAACTTATATGATCCTAATACTGCTGCTTATAACGATCCTGTTACAGGGGCATTAGCTGTGCCACCTACAGTATTAGATCCAAATAATACTATCGATTACTTTACCGGTAAATTTACAATAAATTTCACATTGCCAACACTTGTAGGTACCCCAATTCAAAGTCAATCAGTACCACAGGCAATGGCTTTACCACAATCAATAATGTTCTATTCGAACGAATTCACAATTCGTCCTGTGCCACATTATGGCCACAAAGTTAATTTTGAAGTTTACCAAAGACCGACAGCACTTTTATCTGAAGGTCAATGCCCTGAGTTAGAAGAATACTGGCAGTATATTGCGCTGGGAGCTTCAATTAAGATCTTTCAAGACAGAATGGACATGGATAGTGTTAATTTGATTCTTCCTGAATATAGACGCCAAGAAACACTATGCCTAAGAAGAACCCTTGTACAGAATGCCACACAAAGAGCAACTACCATATATGCTGACCAAGATCGTAACAATGGCAACGGAAACAACGGATCTTGGGGAAGTGGAGCGGGCTCGTGGTAGAGAAGGAGTTATAGATCATGACTTGCATGGCTTTCTTATTTATGATAGAATCATACCTAGATAATAATAATTTAGGAGCCAATATGATTAATTGTATTATATGTAATTCAGAGTTCTATGCACGTCATGCAGCCAAAGCTTGCTCTTTAAAATGTAAAGTTTTAGCAGGTATTAAGAAAGAAGAAAATGGATGTTGGATATATAAGAAATCATCTTCAGGAGCTTATGGAAAAATTCGTTGGCAAATGCAATGGTATTCTGCTCATAGAGTTTCATATGAAGAATTTGTAGGACCTATTACAAAAGGACTATTAGTATGTCATAAATGCGATACTCCAAAATGTGTAAATCCAGACCATTTATTTTTAGGATCACATAAGGACAATCGAAAAGATGCTGTAGATAAGAATCGTGTTCCTAAAGGTGAAGTAAATCACTTTTCAAAGTTTACAGACAAGCAAATTAAAGAAATGAGATTATTAAAAGAAGAAGGATTTACTTATCAACGACTATCCAATATTTTCAATTGTTCTTTTTCTTATTTATGCAGTATAATAAAAAACTATAATAGGAGTTAAAATGCCTTTTTTGCCAAACATCCCTTTAGCAACTGATCAATTATCAGTATCGCAAGGCAACATATTAAATAACTTTACAATACTAGGTGCAATAGCAGGTAATGCAACTACTGGTTCTGCTTCTATTAATACTGTTCCAGGGTTAGGTTTTAACTTTCTTAACTTTGCCAATCAGGTAGCATTTGTACCTAGTTTTAATGGTAACAATGGTCTTTGGGTTGGAAACTTTGCACATGATGCAACTACTACAACTGAGCTATGGGCACAATACAATCAGGGAACTGGTGGTACAGCAGGTCAATATCAATATCCTATTAGTGCTTCTACTTTAAGTTTAAAACCTGTAAATACTGTAGCAAACCCGGCTCCTAATTTTGGATGGACATATCTATCATCCGGAATGATTATAAAATTCGGAAATGCCACTGCAGGAACTCCTGTAAATATTGATACAGCTTCTGGTGGACCTGCATTTACTAAGGTCTTTGTTCCATTTATTACACCTTTTGGTGGCGCTAGTACATATTCTACACGAACAATATTAACTATTGCGGCATTACCAGCAGCTCCAAATCCAGTGTTAGATATTGTAGCAAATACGCAAACAGGTGCTGCAGCAAATCCGCAATATTATTACATGGTATTAGGTTTCTAAGGAGGTACTATGGCTTTTGATAGATTTATGATAGGACCATTCAATACAGGTCTTCAAACTGACACAAAGAAATGGCAGGTTTTGGATGATGCCTTCACATATCTACAAAATGCCTATGTCTTTCGTGGAAGAGTAAGAAAAAGATTTGGATCCATTTTAATGGGGTCCCCTCAATCTCAATTAAGTTCTAGGTTACGCATACAAGTTGGGACTATAGAAGCTCCTACGGCCATACCTGCAAATAGTAGTTTCGCTGCTGCCGGACAGATGTTCTCAGCCGGAACCCAGATATTTATAGTACATTTAACAGGTACGCCTGCTGCTATGTATGCTCCTGTTGGTCCTGGAGCAGGTACTTATAATACTTCAACTGGCGAATATGTTTTAACCAGTACAGGTTTAGGCGCAGGGACACCAATTTATTATTATCCTTCTTTACCAGTTATGGGATTAACCCAATATGAAACTGGTGCAATTAATAAT